GAGGATGTTCGCGACGAGATACCGCCACTGATATTGGGCGACAGTCAGGAACTTGAAGTCGTTCATCGCGACAGTGCCGCCACGCGCGATCCACTGAACGGTCGTGTTCTGGCCGTATTCGAGGTTGGTTTCGAGGAACCGGCCACCGCGAACCGGGCGCAACTTGCCCTTGTCTTTCAGCCAGAACCAGAACGGTGCTGCCGTGAAGATGTTGTCGAACACCCCCGGCAGTCGTTTCTGCCACGTCGTCGTGTAGAGATCGTCCAGTGCTTGCGTGAATGAATTGACCATGTTCGAGTCCCTTTACATCCCTTCGAGAGCGGCAAGAACGCCGGGGTACTTCGCGCTGACTTCACGATACGCTTCGATGCCCGCATCGCGCGAGTTGAGGACAGGCTGGCCGTTGACTTGGCCGCCCGTTGGAGTGAGTCCACCCCACCGAGGCGCAGGCTTGGGAGCGGGCGGGTTGTACTTCGCGTCGAGCGTGGCCGCTTTGGTGGGGTTTGAGCCACGCGCCAGCGTGTAGAGTGCTGGTAGTGCGAGCGTCGGATGCTCACGCGCGAGCGCGATCATGTCATCCTTCCACTCGCCGAAGTCCTTGTGTTTCTCGACAAGCATGTCACGATCCTTGACGGCGTTGCCCGTCGCAATGGTAGTCTGTAGGTTCGTCACCTGCTGGTGGAGTGGGTCGAGTTGCGCTGCGAGTTGAGCGCGCACCGCTTCGCCGACCGTACCGACGATGTGCGCGACAAGCTCCGGCCGACTCATCGCCTCGAAGTCAGGCGGTGTCGTGTCAACAGGAGGCGTGGAAGCCGTACGAACTTCGCCGACGAGCGTGTCGAGCTTGCCGCCGAGACTCTCGTTGAGTCCTTGGAGAGAGTTGACGAACTCGCCCCAGTTCGGGCCAGTGGCAGCAGCCGCGCCAGGATCAGCACCGCCTACGTTGGCGGCACCAGCCTCGCCACCAGCGCCGTTCGAGCCGGGAACGGCAGTGCCGCCACTCGCAGCGCCACCGTCGCCTTCGATCGTGCAGAGCGAAGCGGGCGTGAAGTCGATGTAAGGAGTGAGCCAGTGTTTGCGAGTCGGGTTCATCACGCTCTCCGTCGTGCGGGCTTGGTTTCGGCAGTGTCTTCGACATCAGCGACCTCACTGACTGGCGGAGACGCACGACTCGCTGCGCGAGTGGCCGCGTGAGCTTGTTCGATGCGTTGGTAGAACAACATCTGGTAGTGGTCGATGAGACCGGGAGTGAACCGGCCGACCGGGTCGAACTCGATGGAGGGGAGAGGACGGCCAGTACCGTTCTCTTGGAGGGTGACGATCATGCGGCCCACGTTGGGCGCGGCTGAGGGGTCCATGCGGGTAGCCTCTACTGTGGTTGAGGGGGCGTCAAGGGCGTTGATGGGGGTAATCGAGCGGCGCGTGGGCGCGATCTTGTAAACATCACCATTCCTTCGGCGGCCTCGACCGCCACAGACTTGAGTCTCTCAAGTATTCGGACTCCATACCCCGACTACTCGACTCCCGCATAAGCTCCTGCGGAGTGTCGATGTGGCGCGGAGTCTCCCACGGATGGTAGATGTGTTCCCACACGCCCGGCTTGAACGTGATGACAGCTGGCGCAGTACCGATCGGACGAGTAGAGTACGTGGGGCCGAACACTCGGCCGATGAAGTACGCATGTGCGCACTGCTCACACGGCTTCTCGCACGCGTGGATATAACAGATCATTGTGTGTGTCTCTTTGGGGTAATACCTGATGCCGCGCCAGCGATGAACATACCACGCCCCCAACCAATCGACTTCTGCGGAGCGTCTTCAACAATGTATGTTGAAGTCTCGCGCGCACGCACGCCATTTGGCTCACAGATATGTGAGAAAGGACCGTCAACATGCTCGCGGATTATCTCTCGCCACTGTCCGTCCCGTTGGACTAGAACAACAGCGTAATCGCCCTCGCGACGAAGCCAGATGCCATCGACTGCTACTGGTACTTGTGTCATGCTGCACGTCCTCCGGCCATTGCAGTGAGCGCGGGAGCGGGCGCCCCCCGTAGTTGTTGAGCTGCGCCGTTGAGATCGACGGGGTTCTCAGGCGACGCACCCGGAGCGCCCTGCTGTTGCTTGAGCATGTGGTCCGCGTCGATCCCGTACTGCTCGCCGAGCCAGAACTGTGTGAGTTTCATCGGGTCGATCAGCGGGTTCATCTTCGCGCGTTCGTAGAACGCAGTCGCCTTCGCCTCACGGAGTTGTTTGGTGAGAGGCAACGACGTGTCCGGGTCGATCTTGATGTCATAGATGGCGTCACGGAGGAGTTGTGGCTGGAACTTGATCCAGATCGGGACGCCCTCCGGGCCGACTACGTCGAGGACCATCTCGGAGTCCCAGTGTCCGATGATGAGATGGTTCATGTCAGAGACGACAGTGGTGAGGAGGTCGGCGCACGCGTCCCGGCGTTCGTCGATCCTGATTTGAGTGGCGGAGTTGACGATGTTCGCCTCGGTGGCGGAGCGATCTGCACTGCCAGGGGCGTACTCGCCGAACTGATTGACGCCGAGGCCGAGAAGCTCTTGGATCTCTTGCGACAGCACCGCACCAGTGGACTCAAGGATTTGAATGATCTGGGCGAGGCCGTTATGGTTCATTTCCATCACATCGTTGATGGCATTGGCTTGGACCGCGCCGTTCGAGTTGCCGTCGATAAGTTTAGACAACTCGTCGGGTGAGATAGTCCCCTTCGCGTAGATCAGCTTCGCGATCGCGACGCGGCGATGATTGCGAAGCTGAGTCCTGATCTCGTTCACTTCGCCCTGTTGGGGGGCAAGTATCTGCGAGTCACTGATCCCCCAGAACACTTCGTCGTCGTTGTTGAAGATGAGGGGATAGTAGTTGAGACGGCCTGCGCGTTGCAGTTCGTCCTCCTCGCAGAACAGGACTTTGTCCTCGACTTTCGTGTTGACGGCGTGTGGGGCCATGACGAAGACGAGTCCAGTCTTCTTGTCTCTGATCTCCCAAAGGATGACGCCCTCACGGTTACGATCCGTCATCGACTGCGTACGAGCGAGTAGCCGACCTTCGGTCACACCTGACATGATCCCGTCAGTGTTCTTGAACCGCGGGTCTGCCTGAATGTCGCCGAGCGTCCGCACGTCCTCGAAGCACACCCACCGCGCGGAGTGGATGTCTACTGTGCCGTGGGGGACGACAACTTGTCCAGGATGGGCGGCAAGCAGCCAAGGCATGTTGGGGTGGACGAGATCGTTGTACTCCACCCGACGCTGAACTTTCGTGCCACCTGTATCGGGGGCAGCGGTGGCAATGTCATCAGGTGTGGGCGTGTGCTCTGCGCCGTAGCCAAGTCTAAGTCCACCTGTTCCAAACATGACTCCATGTTGTACCGCTTTCTTCATTTGGCCCTTGACGCCCATCACGTCGATGAGTTTGTTGTCGGCACGTTCAAGCAGCTTCGAGAGCAGCATGTTCTCAATGCCAGGCTTCGACGGCGTGATCGACACAGACGGGTTGCGGTAGTAGATGCGAGGGATCAGCGTCCGCATCATCTTGAAGTACACGTTCGAGGGGAGGATGTCAGGACGCCACTCCCCACGATACCAGCGACGCCACGTCGGCCAAGACTCCTCATGCGCGTACGTGCGACGAAAGGTCTTCCCCTTCGCGACAGCCTCGATCCAGTACTGCGGGATCGGCTTGCCCGACGAGGTATATCCGTCGCGAGGAGTCTCGGCCATTGTGACGTCCTACTTCTTCTTCGACATGTCGTCCGTCGCGCGGACAGGCGTGGCGCGTTCGACGGGAGTGTCGTCGGCGGGCGTGTTCGTGACGACGGCTTTGCCGAACACTCTCGCGTTCGTGGCGAGTTGTTTGGCGATGGACTCAACCTCGTCCATGCCCGCCGTCATCGCAGCGGTCAGCTTCGCCGACAGAAGCTCGCAGAACTTCTCGACGCTCGCCTGGACTGAGGTCTGCGCGGCGACTTCTTCTTGTTCGGGGACTAGTGTAGCCATGATGGAACTCTCCTATGCACAGTCGTCAATTTCAACACCACCGCCGAGCCGTGGTGCGTCTTCGATCGAAAGTTCACACGTCGT